TGCCACCTTTGGAAGAGGACCGTGGTTTGTAGGCGGGCCGTCTCGGCCCGCGACCAACCAAACAGGCGGCACAGGCCGTCCAGTCTTTGCCCTCTTATCCTGAAAACCGCAGATTATTGCGCACACACATTGGTTGTGGACGCATAACCGGCCGCATTATCCGTAGATACAATCTAGATGGCTACCCTTGTGGCACTTGTGACGGCGAAAGGGGGCAGCCATCTGTGGTCATGGATGCCCACGGCGAGCCACGGACAACGCGCGACGGTTGGGGATGCGGGCACAAACGGGGCACAACGCCAATATGGGTCCTGTGTCGGGAGACGGGAGCCGCAGTGTTGGGGATGGCGGCGCGCGGAAAATTTTTGAAACGAAAAGTCAGGTGCCTATGGCTCCACGCATCGTGAGGACACAGCGCGAGGTCGCGGAAACGCTTGGTGTTAGCCCTCGGACAGTGCGGCTATGGCGGCAACGCGGAATGCCACGACGGCCTGATGGCCGCTACGATCTGTCTGAGATCAGGCGTTGGCGTCAGGAACACGTGGGCGGAGTGGGCGGCTCAAAGACAGCCGTTGAGCGGCTCCGTGAGGTGACGATTCGTTACCGCGAAGTGAGGACGGAGCTGGAGAAAATCAAACTCCAACGGGAGCGCGGCGAGCTGGTTTCACTTGAGGAGGCCGCCCGCGACGTAGCGACTCGCCTCCGTGATATGAGACGCCGCCTGGAGGCAATCCCACTCCTGGCGGATAGGCTCGTCGGCTGCACGGCGCAGGAGATTCGTCGCGTCCTGGCCGAGGAGGTGAACGATGCCCTCTCGCAGCTCCAGGCGCTCTGGAGCTAAAATCGGTTGGCCTGCGAGCGTCTCCGCCGTGCTCGCGCCCAGGGACCAGCTGACGGTTTCGGAATGGGCAGACCGCTATCGAATCCTGTCGTCGCGCTTCTCGGCAGAGCCAGGCCCGTGGCGAACGTCGCGTGTTCCTTATCTGCGTGAGCCGATGGATGCATTTGCTGAGGATGGGGTTGAGATTGTTGTGGCGGTGTGGGCTACGCAACTCGGCAAAACGGAAGGGCTCTGCGTGAACTGCGCAGGTTGGGTGATTGATCAGAACCCGGCGCCTGCACTGTTCGTCGCGCCAGTCAAGGAGCCGAACGCAACCAGGATTGCTGAACGACTCGTTGACATGGTTCGTTCGTCACCGCGATTGCGCGGGCATTTGACGGGTTCGCTCCAGGACGCAAAGGGCTACGTGAAGCGGTTTGATACCTGCACGCTGCGTGTAGGTTGGGCAGGCAGCCCGGCCAGCCTAGCCTCGGATCCGATCTGCTACGTGTGGCTGGACGAGACCGACAAGTTCCCGAGCTGGTCGGGCCAGGAGGCGGACCCAATCGCCCTTGCGCTTGAGAGGACGAAGACCTTCAGGACACGCCGGAAAATCGTGCTCACCTCCACCCCTACGACGCAAAACGGCTATATCTGGCGCGCCTGGCAACGCGCATTGCAGCATCACTACTGGGTCCCCTGTCCTCACTGCGGCGAATATCAAGTGCTGCGCTTCGGGATAGATACGGTTCGCTGGCCCGAGGACGAACGCGACCCGGACAGAATCCGCTCTCAACAACTCGCCTGGTACGAGTGTGAGCACTGCCATGAACGGATAGACGACCATCAGAAACCGGCGATGCTCACAAACGGCCGGTGGCTTCAGGCAGACCAAACGATTACTCGGCGTCGCAAGACCGTTGGCGCGCCACAAGCCTCTCGCGTAGTTGGCTACCACCTGAACGCTCTGTACTCTCCCTGGTTGACGTGGAGCGACGTGGCGGCCGCGTTCCTTGCGTCGAAGGACGAGCCGGCGCGGTTGATGAATTTCAGGAACTCGTGGGAGGCGTTACCCTGGATCGAGGCTGCTGACGACGTGGAGGCAGATGAGCTGGAGCGAAACATCCTGCCCTATGATCGAGGGCTCGTCCCCTCGGAGGCCGAGGTTCTCGTCGCCGCTGTGGACGTTCACTCGGAGGTCGGCCCACCGCTGTTCTACTACGTCCTTCGTGCGTTTGGCGCTGGTGAGACCTCCTGGTTAGTACGCGAGGGAGTGATCGAGGGTTGGGAAGCGCTCACGAATATCGTACTTGGCGAGTATCCACGTGAAAACGGTGGCGTCGAGCGTGCACGGCTAGTCGGGATAGATTGCCGCTACAGAACTGGCGAGGTATACGCGTGGTGTGAACGTCACCGCGAGGTCGCGCGACCACTTGCCGGTCACGGGAAGGGCCGCATGCACTCGCTGCTGAAACCGGTGCGCGTGGACTACCGTCAGCGGTCCGGTCGCGTGATTCGCGGCCGGCTGGTCAGGTGGAACGTTGACGTGGGCCATTACAAGGCCGCGCTGGTGCGGCACATTCAAACTGCCCAGGGCGAACCAGGTGCGTGGTATCTCCACAGGCAGGTCTCGCCTGAGTACTGCGAACAAGTCACCTCCGAACATTTGGTGAGACGATACGACAGGCGAGGCCACCAGGTGGAGGTCTGGGAGGCCAAACGGCCCGGCGTGGAGAATCATTACCTCGACTGCGAGGTCTATGCTCTTGTTCTCGCCGATATGCTCGGTGTTCGACATCTGCGATCTCGTGACGAGACACCGAAGACACCTCGGCCACGTCGGCGCCCTTTGTCGCAGTTCCTCGACGACGTTGACGGCTGGTGGAGTAGGTGAGATGGATGGAGTGGCGTATCCTCGTTTGCGTTGCCCAGAGTGCCGATCCAAGGACGTGCGGGTGACAACTACGCGCACATGGCCGCCCTACCGAGTTCGTTATCACCTCTGCCGGGCGTGCGGACATCGTTTCAAGAGCACGGAACGTCTCGACAAGGACGAAATGTCCGCGCGTCCGTCATCCTACAATTTGGAATAGCATTTCCCCTCACACGCAGCACGGTGGTTACACTGAAAGCGCACAACCAGGAGACTAGGTGTGCCTAGCGCTAGTGAACTGTTGAGCGTTGTCGAGAACGCGATCAACTCCCTGCTCAGCAACCGCCCTATCCAGAGTTACTCAATCGGCGACCGAAACATCCGCTATCTCAGCCTGAAAGAGCTCTACGAGCTTCGTCGGCAGTTGCAGGCAGAGGTCGCCGCCGAGAATGGACAACTGATCACGTACCCTGATTTTCGTCCTGACGGATGACGAGCATGCCACGACGACGTAGCAACTGGTTAGAGAGCCTCGGCACCCGCCTCGACGATTGGATCGCGGTCGTTTCGCCTCGCACTGCGCTTCGCCGTAGGCTGGCCCGTTACGCGCTTGGCATCTATCGCGCAGGACGAGTGCGTCGGCCTCGTTCCTCCTGGTCTACCGATAGCGGGTCGCCGGACGAAGATATCCTCGAGGACCTTGATGCCCTGCGTGCTCGGTCCCGCCAACTGATCGCAAACTCCCCGTTTGCACGCGCGGTTCTGACCACGCTGAACTCCCGCGTGGTCGGCTCTGGCTTGGTCCCCCACGCGACAATAGACCACGAGGCTCTGGGGATATCCGAGGACAAGGCGCGCGACCTCGAAAAACGGCTTGACGCGCTTTGGCAGCGATATCACCGACACGTTGATGCGGAGGGGCGTTGGACCGCGTATGAGCTCCAGGCACTCGTCAACTGGGCCGAGGCCGAGAGTGGCGACGTGTTTCTAGTTCGGCAGTTCCGCCGCGAGAATCCCGGCCCGCTCAAAACCACCTGGCGAGTGGTCGAGGCGGATCGCGTGGCCACGCCGCCAGGGAAACGGCGCCGACAAATACCCGGGGGCATCGAGACCGACAATGGCGGCGCGCCAACCCACTACTGGATCAAGAAGACGCACCCCGGCGACCTGAGATACGGAGCCGCGAAACAGGACGACTACAAGCGCGTTCCCGCGCGCGACGGAAGTGGTCGGCCAAACATCCTGCACCTCTATCACGCCACACGGCCCGGACAGAGGCGAGGCGTGCCACTTTTGGCGACCAGTCTTCAGTATTTTCACGACCTTGACAAGGCGGTCGAGGCCGAACTCGTCGCCCTTCGTGTCCAGGCGTGTTTCGGTCTGGCTATCGCCGGGCCGTCTCCCTCTGCCGCTGCGAGTGGAGCAACCTACGACACGGAGAGCGATTCAGAGGGCACGCGACAACTCCAACGGCTCGAGCCGGGAGCCATCATCTACACGGGCACCGAGGATCAGATCGTTCCGATCACACCGACGCGGCCGGGCAACACGTTCCTGCCGTTCGTTGAGGGATTGCTGAAGGCGATCGGCGCACAGCTGCGGATTCCGTACGAGGTCCTGATGTTGGACTTCTTCCGCCGGAGTTACTCCTCGGCGCGCGCAGCACTCCTGGAGGCCCGCGAGAACGTCTATCTGCCGCGACGCCGTTGGCTCGTCCAGCGATTTTGCCAGCCCATCTGGGATGCGATGGTCGAGGAGGCCGTCCTGACAGGCGATCTGCCCATCACGGTCGAGGAGTTCTATGCGGCGCGGCGCGTCTATACGCGAGCGCTCTGGACTGGCCCGAAGTTCGGCTGGATCGATCCGGACAAGGAGGCGAAAGCCATCGAACGGATGCTCGGTCTCGGCCTGACGACCTGGCAGCATGAGGCCGCACTACAAGGGCACGACCTCGAGGACCTTGTGAGACAGATACGGCGCGAAGAGGAACTGCGGAGGGAGGCCGGCCTGCGACCGGTCGCCACGATAGGAAGCAAAGCCAATGCCATACCCAAACGAACATAGCGCCCGGCTGAAACCGCCCGGGCGGTATCAGGAGTTCCGGCGGGAGAATAACAAGTTCGGTGACGGCATCCACGCCATCTGGGGAATCCTCGTCAAGGGGAAAAAACGAAAGAGCGAACTTCAGGCGATCAGGTTTTCCGCCGACCGCTGGACCGTTGCCGCAGCCAAGAAATGGCTCAAAGACCACGGCTACAAGCCGATCACGTTTGAGCCTGCGAAGAAGTCCTCAGATGGGCAGCGACAACGACTGCACTTCCCCCGCGCGGCGCTCTATCTCCGCACCGACGCCAGTGACGTGAACGTCGTGACCCTGGCTGAGCCTGACGAGCATAACAGGCCACGAGTGAGGATCGTGGCTCACACGGGACAGGTGATCAACGATCATCCATTCTACGGCAATTTCGCAGTGGACCTGAGCGGATTGAAAATCCGCAGGCAACGCCTGCCCATCCTGCGTGAACACGATACACGGCAGGTTGTGGGTTGGACCGAGCGGATCGCTGTTGAAGACGGCCAACTGGTCGCCGCAGGATTCCTCAGTCGAGCCAGCGAGGCCGGCCGAGAACAGATCGCCCTTCTCGAGGACGGCTGCCCATTTCAGGCATCAATCTACGTCCCTCCCCAGAAAATTGAACGTATCCCCGAAGGCGAGACGGCGGAAGTCAACGGCCATACGCTGAAAGGCCCCGGGACGATCTTCCGATCCGCTCGTCTCCGCGAGGTCTCGCTCTGCGCAATGGGGGCCGACGAAGATACATCCGCGGAACTGCTCAGCGCGAACAGGCAGCAAATCTCACTGGATGTGGAAGTGGACGACCGAAAGGAGAAGGCTATGGCTGACGAGACCCCAGTGGTCGCAGACGACAACGAGGAAACCCTGACTGCGGCCCAACTCGCCGAGCGCTACCCGGATCAGATCGCCGAACTGATCAAACAGCGCGTCAACGAAAAACTCGCCGAAGCCACGCAGGCTGCTCAGACAGCCGAACGCGAGCGCATCCTGGCGATTCTCGCTCAGCGCTCTCCCGGCGAGGAACAAGACAAACTCGCGCGTGAGTGCATTGAGCAGGGTCTCGACCCCAAGGAGGCCGCACTCAAACTCAAGGACGGCGCACTGGCAGAATTGCGCCGTGGCGCGCCTGACAACCTCGGGCCGAACAAGGACCCCAACGTGGACAAGGACCCTGAAACCAAACTCAAGGAGCGCTGGGAAAGCGACGAAGACCTCCGCGCCGAGTTCGCAGATGATTTCGCGGCGTTCCGCGCTTACGCACAGCGCTGTGGCATCTGAGGAGCAGTAGAGGAGAACAAGCATGGCTCTCACGAAGGACACCAGACTCAAGTTCGCCGGACCGGCGGATCACTGGTACGACTCCGTCGGCGTGGCCGCGTCGAGCACGATCTACAAAGGCTCGATGGTCGGGCTGAGCGGCGGCTACGCCCGCGCGCTGACGGCCGGCGACCAGTTCATCGGGCACGCCATCGAGCAGGCCGACAACTCGAGCGGTTCGGCTGCCGACATCTCCGTGGACCTGATCCGAGGCCGCTACTGCCTCGAGGTCACCCTGAGCGACGTGACCCGGCACGATGTTGGCCGTGCCGTCTACGCATCGGACGACGGCACGCTCTCGCTCACCGGAGGCGGCAACTCCTGGGTCGGCACTGTCGCCCGCTATGTCACCACCGACACTGCCGTGGTGGAGTTCTGCACTCAGCCAGCTGCACGGCTGTTCGGCGAGAACGCGGTCCGATTCGTGGACGACTTCCTCACCGCTGACGTGAGCGAGAGCGCGGACGCCGCCACCTGGAAGGCGGACATCGTTGACGGCGACAACGATAACGGCGAGGTCCTGGCCGTCACCGACGATGCGCCGGGAGGCGTGCTGACCTGCACAACCAACGACAAGGCCAACGACACCAACAACCTCCAACTGAACGGCGAGTCGTTCCAACTCCAGGACGACAAGCCGCTCTGGTTTGAGGCTCGATGGAAGGTGGACGACGTGGACAAGGTCAACGTCTATGTCGGCCTCGCGATCACCGACACCGACGCCTACGGCGGTGTGAGTGACGGAATCGCCTTCCGTAACGACCACGATGGCGACCTCGATTACGTCGTCGAGAAAGACAGCACCGAAACGGCAGACGATACCGGCGTGGACCTCGAGGACGATACCTGGGTCACCACCGCCCTGTTCTGGGATGGCTCCTCGTCCGTTCACGTCTACGTGGATGGGTCGCTGATCGCATCGGTGGCGACCAACGTCCCCGACGACGAGGCGCTCACCCCCACCCTGTGCGTGGAAACCACGGAGGGCAGCGCCCACACGCTCTACGTGGACTACGTGAAAGTCGTCCAGGCTCGATAAGAACCGCAAAACGAGAGGAGAACCGGTATGGCTATTGGCGGTCCCCAACGACTCGGCCAGCGCGGCGTGATCGGCAAATATTTCGCCGCGCTCGAACATGCCCAACTGGCGCCCTGGGTGGACGATATCTCGGTCAAGTTCGACTCGGATCAGGAACTTGAAACCTACGAGTTCCTGCTGACGCCTCCCCCAATGCGCGAGTGGAAAGGCCCGCGAACACCTCAAGACCTCCTCGAGGCGTCGTTCACCATCCGCAACGTCCACTACGAGACCTCGGTGGATATCCCGGTGGCGTGGCTCCGCCGCGACAAGACCGGCCGGATCGACATACGCATCCAGGAACTCGCCCAGCGCGGGGTCCAGCACTGGGAGGAACTGCTGACGGATCTCATTATAAACGGCAACTCCACAACGTGCTACGATGGCCAGTACTTCTTCGACAGCGACCACTCGGAGGGCGACAGCGGCACGCAGGTCAACTTGATCACTGCCACCCAGGTCAGTTCGCTCAACGTGACCACCGCAGCCTCACCTACGGCGGCCGAAATGATGGCCGCCATCCTCGACGTGATCGCCTACATGATGAAATACAAAGACGACCACGGCGAGCCGATCAACGAGGACGCACGCGGCTGGTTGATCATGTGCCCGGCAACCAAAATCTGGACCTCCGCCCTTGCCGCGGTCCATAACGACGTGATCAACCAGAGCACGAACACGCTCAAGAACAGCGAGTTCAACCTCAAAGTGGTCGCAAACCCACGCCTGACCTGGACCACGGATTTCGCGGTGTTCCGAACCGACGCGCCCGTGAAGCCCCTCATCCGCCAGGAAGAGACGCACCTGGAGGTCAAAATGAAGGGCGAGGGCAGCGACTACGAGTTCAATCAGGCCGCGTGGAGCGTTGGCGTGGATGCCTGGCGCGCAGTCGGCTACGGCCGATGGCAGTACGCCGCCCGCTGCACGCTCAGCTGATCGTCCTGATCCGAGAGGAGAGGCCATGCGCTGTCAGATCGTCCTTGTGCGCCCCCGCGTGTTCGGCGGGAAAATCCGAGACCCCGGCGCGGTCCTACTTGAGGGCGCCACGCCTGAGTGGTGCACCGCTGCAATGCTCCCGAAGATCGCGGCGGCCATTGCGCGCGGCGAGGCCGAAATCCGGCCCGTCAAGAAATCGGCCAAATCCGCACGGCGCCAGAGCGAAACCGCCGAGGTCGCCGCGAGCGCCTGAGACCAACCGCGCGAACCCCAGAACGCCGAGGGCGCGAACCACAGCGCCCTCGGCTTCTATCAAGGTGAATCATGAGCTTCGCCGAATCGCTCGCGGACGATGCCGATGCCATTCTCAACACCAACGAGTTCGCCGAGACGGTCATCTACACCCCGCAGGGCGGCTCGCCGACCTCGGTCACGGCCGTCATTGAGTATGGCGAGGACGAGACCGAGGACGGGATAGACGGCGACACTCGCGTTCGTCACGCGCGCCTGCATCTGGCCATCGCCGACGTGGCCGACCCGGCCCCGAACGACACGGTGACGATCAACAGCGAGGACTGGCACGTCGAGGCCGTTGAATCACGCGACGACGCAATGGCGGTGCTCCGCATCACACGCGCCGAGGCTGTTGAGCGGCGCTATGAGGGAACCAAACTAAGGAGAGGCTGATGGCCCTCAGCCCCAGCGGTTTTATCTCCCTGGCCCTGGATGGTCTCCGCGACATGCTGGCCAGCCTTTCCGCCTTTCAATCCTGGGTCGGTGCCGCCGATGCCGCCGAGGCGAAGACCCGCATCCACATCTACGGCGTGGACGCGGATAACGACACAATGCCCTACGCCCTCCTTGACACAGGCGACAGCCTGTCCGGCGAGGCGGATAGCACCGGCGCGCGTTATCATTTTCTCCACACCTACCAACTCCTCTGTCGCTTCGTGGCGTCCGTGTCGCCCGAGTACCAGTCGAGCGAGAGAGACGCCAAGTTAGAGTTCACCAACGCCATTGGCGCCATTCTTGCCGAACTCGAGACCGCCAGCGCGAGCGGCGCGAATCTCGCCATCGAGGAGTGGGCGTCCACCGGACCCGCGATCCGCAGTGGACCGGAAGACAAAAAGGAAGGCGACTACTGGTTCTGGGATTTCAGCCTCACCGTGCGAGGTCTCTGATGCTGTATATCAAGATCGACTGGTCGGGCTACCCGGAGGCCAAAATCAGCCACCTACGCCGGGGCACTAAGCGCGGCCTCGAGAAGGCCGTCCTCCACTGGCATCGGACCTATGCGAAGCGTCATTTCTGGCCATCGGCCAAAGCGCGTTACAACTACAAGGACCGTTCAGCTGCCTACGAACGCCGCAAGCGCCGCCGCTTCGGCCACAACAAACCCCTCGTCTGGTCGGGCAAAAGCCGCGACCAGATTCTCAGCCACATCCGTGTCACAACAACCGTCACGCGCGAGAAGCGGCGAGCGAAAGGTTCGCTCACCGCGCCGCGATACTTCTGGATGACACGCGCCGGCCATCCCAACAAGGGGAACGAGGCGCTCCGCGTGATACCTGAAGAGAAATCCAAACTCCACCAGATAGTTGTGGCGGAGATTGAAAAGGAACTCAAACGCGCCAACCGCAAGCGGCGCGTTGAGGTCATCAGATAGTGGAGATAGACCAATGCCAGACGTATACACGATCGGCCCGATTACGATTGGCGGCGCCAGCCCCAGCGTCCTCGACCAGATCACCGACGTGGGTTACACCGACGGCGTGCGTCAGGTGCTTGAGAGCGTGGGCGGCGCCGTAGATGCCTCGTTCGTCGCCCTCGCCTCCCAGGAACAACAGCTCACGTTCACCACCACACAACTAGAAACCCTACTCAGCCTGAACTCCGCTGCGTTTTTGATTGACGGCATGGCCCTTGACGGGACCGACGTGGCGACGGTCTATCTCACGAAACTCGCTGAAGGCGGCACCCGAACCACTGGCGCGACGCATATCTCCGCAACCGTCAACAAGGGCATTGTCACATGCACCGGCATCACCGCAGCAGTTGGCGACCGCGCCACCGCCAGCGTGCGCCTCACTCCAACCTACGATCAGACCAACGATCCAGTCGCCGTCTCAACCAGCGCCTCGCTACCTGCCAGCCTGGATGCCGACCAGTTGTTCACGATCGGCCCCGTCAATATCAACGGCAGTATCAGCCTTGACGACGAGGTGCGGAGCATCACCCTCGACCCGGGCATAGACCTCATCACCATTGTCGGCAGCGCCAGTCCCTGGCCGACGTTCGCCGCTATCCAGTCCCGCGCGCCGACCATTCGGATCACCGCGAATGCCGCTGACCTGCTTGACACTATCGGCACGGGCGCCCTCGCAATCACCTCCGGCTACCTCTACCTGAGGAAACTCGAGGAAGGGGGGCACGCTTACGCTGACGACGAGAGCGAGCACATCAAAATCACGTTCTACGAGGGCCTGGCCCGTGTTTCAACGTTGACAGGCACTCACCCAACCCTCGCCGCGCCAGAGGTGATCATCCAACCAACCTACGATGGAACGAACGACATCCTCACAGTCCAAACAGGGCAGACCATCGCATGAGCCGATTCCTCTACTACCTGCCCGAGATCGCCGATCCAACCGACGCCCTTCAGGTCGCCCACCTGGCCACAGTGATCCCGCGCCATCGCCTCGAGCACCGCAAATGCGAACGCGGGCCCGACACGGCAAGCGGCTTGATGATCGCCTCGACGATCCACACCGACAGCGCGACCCTCGGCTACTATCCCGACAAACAAACCTGGCAGCGATGCCAGGAAGGTGCGTTCTGGCTCGGCTGGTACACGGACCATCCGCCGGGGCCGAGCGACCTCGCCCGTGAACGGCAGATTGACGGCCACTGGGTCCGTCTCGCCGATGGTCAGCGGTGGCTCGTTCCTGTCGCTCGTCGTTTCCCTGTTGGCACCGCACTCCCGCAGGTCCTCTACCTCTCGGAAACGGGAGAACTTATTGGAGACGTGGAACCTGCTTACGTCGGTTTCGGACAGCGCGCCGAAACACTCTGGGAACAGTTCATGGCCTACCACACGGGCGAGCTGACCGAGGATGAGGTGAGCATCCGCGATTTCTGGGATTTCGCCGTCGAGGCACTTAGCCTGAACTATCGCGTCGGGCAGTGGGAGGTGAGCGCCCTCCGTCTGCTCAGCACGAACCTACTCCACGAAGTGTGTGGAGCCATCATAGACGTTCCGACGCTCCTGAAAGTCGCTGAGGCTCAAACCCGCGCTGAAAAAAAAACGGCCCAGGAGCAAAACCACGCAATGCCCGTTGGGTCCTCTACCGACTCTGGCGACACGGACGGCTCCCAGACTACGCACCGACCTACGCCGACCTCGAGTGGGCGTTGATCGAGGAGCAAACAATACGTGGCGAAGGAACAGTTCATCCTTGAGGGCGATGCCGCTGCCGTAGTCCGCGAGTACGCCCGCGTGATCGAGCAAAACAAACAGCTCAAGGAGCAGATGCGCGAGGTGCGCCGCGCCGCGCGCAGCACCAGGGAGAGTTTCCAGGGCAGCCATCAGGTGCTCAGTCAACTCCGCTCCGTCGCCATGAGCGTCGCGGGCGCGTTCGGTTTCGGTTTCGGCCTTGCCGGTCTGGCGAGCAAGTTCGCGCAATCCATCAAGGAGGCATACGAAAACCTTGATAGAATGGGCCAGAAGGCGGTCGAAACGGGCCGCTCGATGGTCGCCTTTGCCATGATGCAGCGGCCGGGCCAGGTTGGCCAAGCGGTCCGCGAGATCGCCGCGCTTGGCGCGCGGTATGGAATCACGCCCGGCGAGGCATGGTATGTCACTCAGTCGTTTCAGGCGATGCCCGGCGTTGGCACCGTTGAACGCGCTCGCCGGGCAGTCGAGCCTGTTTTCCGGCTCCATGCGCTCGCCGGCGTTCCGATGGAAACCGCTCGTGCGGCTGTGGCAACTGGCATCGGGATGGGTCTCACCCCAGAGCAAGCCGCTCGTGCTGTCTACGCGGCCGGGCGCGCCAGCCAACTCAGCCCGGTCGAACTCGCAGCGGCCGCCGGCGGCGCGCTGCCCGCCTACAAGGGCCTTGGCGGCGGAGCCATCACCGGCTATGGCGTGATGGCCGCGCTATCCACTCTGGTCACTGAACCAGGCGAACTCGGCACGATGGCGCGCCAGGTGGGCATCGCGCTCCAACGCGCCTCCGGCCGCGTCGGCAAAACCTGGCGAGCACTTGGCATTGAGCAACCCGGCGTCTCGCCCATCGAACAACTGGATGCACTCTATCGTGCCATCCAACAAGAGGCCGAGCGCCGGGGCGTTCAGCCGCAGTGGATGGCGGAGTTGGAGAGGCGCGGGTTCGCCCTGAAACAGTCTCGCGGCCTAGCTATCCTCCTCTCCATGTGGCCGCGCGCCCGCCAGACCATAGAACAGGTCCAGGCACTCTATCGGCGACCCGGCATCCTTGAACGCGAGCGGATGGCTGCCGAGGCGGAGGCCCCCCATCTCCGCCTCGAGCGCGAGGATGCGATCATGCGAGCCGCCCTGGAGTACGCGCAGCAGTTCGGGCCGAGTGCTCGGCGCGCCATGCGGCGACGGTACGCGCAACGCGCCGCAGCACTGGCTGCGGCTCAGATCGCTCCGGAACGCGTCCCCGAATCGGGATTGCTTACCTGGTCGTCGCTTGTCTCGGGCGTCCGCTTCTCCTTCCGAGGCGAACGCGCCCTACGAGCCTGGGAAGCTGCAACCGAGGCATACCGTAAGGCCGAGGAGCGCTTCGACGCAATGTTCTCGGCAGCAGCAAATGACCTGCGCGCGGCGGCCGACAAACTCGACGCTGGCGCAGCCACGCTACAGGTGCCGGGAGGTGAGTGATGGCCACGCCTCAGATCGGCTCACAGACGTTCCTCAGCCTCAAAGGACCTCTCGACGAACCTGGGATCGCTCTCCGGACGTTCGTCCGCGAGGGCGTGGACGGCGTGGCCTATCGCAGGATCGGCCTTCGCTCCGATCCAACTGTTCTGCGAACTGTGACCCAGGTCGCCGACGCTGCGACCGCCCAAACTACCTATCGCATCTACAAACAGATGGAAGGTGCCGATCCAGTGACTATCACCGACGAAACGGGCACCGAATGGGAAAACGTCCAAGTGTTGAGTGTGCGCCTCGTCCGCATCCAGCCAATCGGCACGAGCACCGGCTCCGGAGACTACCTCGTCGTCTGCGAGTGGACCGTCCAGAGTAACTACACGGAGAGTTGACCGTGGCAATCACGAGCCTCTCAATCACTCGCGTCAGCCCCGTCGCCGTCCAATTGTCCTTTGCCTCCTCGCTCGCCGACCCCACGTTCTATATCTGGCGCGATGGCTCGCTGATAGCCACAACAACAGCCTCGACCTACCTGGACATGGTGCCGGTTGGCGCCTGCCCGATCTACGACGTGTTCGACGATGCCGCTGACGAGCCATCGGAGGTTTACCCGGCCTATCTCCACCTTCAGTGGCGTGCCGTTGACAACGCTGACTACTACCGCGTGGAACGACACAACGGCAGCCAGTGGGTTGAGCAGGTTAGAATCACCGACGACGGGCGAGCCGGCTACTACCACTGGTACTCGCCCCGTCTCGAGGACGACACAACGCACCAGTTCCGGGTGGTCGCCGTGACTGACGACGGAACCGAGAGCACGGCCCTCACTCTCTCTGCGCTGATGGTCCGCCACCCGGACCCTGTGGCTGTCTCGCTCTCCTACGATTCGCAAACCCAGAAGCTCACGATCTCGGAGGCGTGACGTGGCCGACCAGTATGACCTCGCCGACGCGATTCGCCTCTACCTGACTGGCGCTGCCTCCGATGGCGGGTCGCAGAGCGATCCCCACGCCAGCCTCGGCAAATACCGCTCCTCGACCCGCCTCGATAGCCTCGGGGTCGAGGTCTCCGGCGGGCCGGGGAATATCACCATCGTGTTCGCCAGCGCGGAGAACGGCACCGGCACCGGCACGCTTGCCACCAAATCCACCTCCTCGATGGCCTGGACGCCCCCGGGCGGCTCCGAGGGGGCGACCGTGACCATCGCCAACGGCGAAACAAAGGTGTTCCCGGGCAACGACACCGACAAGTTCGTCGTCGCCCAACGCACCTCCGCCGACGACCTCTCCGGCGACATGACCGTCACGCTGTCTAACATCTACAACAATCTCTGGGATAACATCACCAACGCCGAGCGAACGAGCGGCGACACCGAAATCCGTTGCGTCTGCCTCAAAAACCACAACGCCTCTCAGGTCAAAGACCTCAAAGTCTGGCTTGCCACCATTGGCACAACGGCCGAGGTGGACGCTTCCGGCTACGCCGCCTCCGGAGCCGTGACCATTGGCGCTGACACAGGAACCGATTTTGACGACTGGCCCGACAGCGGTTTCGTCCAGAACGACAACACGGGCGAGGTCATGTACTACTCGTCCCGCACGGACACCCAGTTGACCGTTCCCGCCGGGGGCCGCGACGTTTGGGGTGATGGGGCGGCCGCTGGGTCACAGGATGACGTCCTCCGCTGCATCCCGCCGTTCCGAATCGGCAAGGAGGCGCCGTCGTCTCAGCCCGACGGCAGTTTCACCGACAAAACGGCCGGCGAGGGCGAATCTTGCCCGGTCACGACCTATCACCCGGTGTCCGCATCCGACGCAAACGTCGTGGATATAGGCGATCTCGCCAGCGGCTACATCTACGCACTCTGGATTGAGCGGAAGGTCATTGCCGGGGCGACTGCCGAGGCATCCGTCCTCGGCCACCTCGAGTATCAGTTCGAGAGCGTTGTGCCATGACGCGCGTGGGCCCTGATACTGACGGAGCACTCTGGATCGGCTGCGTGCGTGGCCGTTTCACGTGGAACCCGCTGCGGTGGCCGGGCTTGGCGTTCGGCTTCCTGGTCCGCGCCTTCCGCCTGCTTCGCCAGCCCTGGCTCGGTCGCTACAGCCACCTCTTCCTCTGGCACGGAACTACCATCTGGGAGGCCAGCACCACGTGGCGGCGCGGGCACATCCGCGAGTACAACCGCCGCGACGTGGTGGTGGACGCAATGGAGGTGCGCTTGCCCGATGGGTTGTCTCCACCCGGGCGCCCAGAGGCGAGTGAGCCGTTGCCCGCCTGGCGAGTGCGACGTGCGTTGGAGATGGCCAATGCGATGGTGGGGCGCCCCTACGACTGGTATCAGATCATCCGCATTGCCGCCTTCGAGCTGGGGATACTCCACGACGACAGATTGCTGCCTCGCGATGGAGAGCGCCCCATTTGTTCTGAAGGTGTGGCAATGTGCTATCTGGCGGCAGGCGTTGACCTGCCAGGGCCTGCCGGCGTTCCGCTCTGGCGCTTTGCGCCCGACCACATGGACAAGCTCCGGCGACTGAGGCCGGACCTGGTGCGACTGGTTGGGAGGCTCACGTTTGGCGAGAAAGGGGAGGCTTCGTGAACTCGCTGGCAAGTCTGGTGACCGTCGTCGTGGCAGGCGTGGTGGCGATGGTGGGCGCTGGCGCATTGATCGCTCGCCGGCTCAACGGCCACGGCGGCGACTGCCCGATACCGGAGCACGTGGCCATGCTGGCTGAGCACAGCAAGGCCATCAAAGTGCTCGAGGAGAGGCTCAACAGGATTGAGGGGATGCTCACCGACATACGGGACGCCGTGGTGGGCATAGACAGAAAGGAGTGAGCAATGGGACGCAGCAGACGCGGCGTGCGGGACGGTACAGGCCCCTACAAGGACAGCTGGCAGCGGCGGCAGAGCGGCAGCAAAGGGAAGCGCCAGCAGTCGGGGCAGAAGTGCCCGAAGCGGAGGTGAGGATGGGCAAGGTTCGGGAACGGCGGCACGTCAACGGCCCGCAGGCGGCGGACAGAACCTGTCTGCTCTGCGGGAGAACCTTTCGCTCTGAGGGGCCGTGGAACCGCCGGTGCCTAGCCTGCGACAGGGCCGTTGCCCGCCTCGGCACGGCCGCTCTGGCCGGAAGGCACGTGTCACGGGGTGATTTGGAAGGGGAAACGTGAGGTGTGTGTCCTTGTCAAGTTGACACGGCGCGCACGCGAGCATCTCGCGGCGACGGCCACGGTGCCGGCAGGACCGGTGTGGCGAGCATTGCGAGAGGTCGAAGATGCGTTGTCAGGCGTGGACGACGCGCACGTGCAAGCGCATCTGGTGGAGGCGCGAGACCGGCTGCGTGCCGCGCTGCGCCCGGCATCAAGCAAGACGAAAGGAGACATGCAATGAAGTTGCTCTGCAAAATCCGGAAAGGCTCGACCTACGGCTGGCTCGGCGCGCTGCTGGTGGTGGCGCTGTGCAAGGTGCTGGGTATTCCAGTGCCCCCTGAGGTTCTCGCAGGCATCGCCGGCGCCGCCGCAGGCTCGGCCTTCAACACCGACAAGCAGCCGGAGGAGTAGCGGGTGCCTCTGGTAACAACCAAGCGCTGGCGGAACCGCCGATGGTCAACGGACCTCGGCCCGCGCGGTAGCCGCATCACGGCGTGGGGCATGCCGCTCGCGCTGCGCCTCCACGACGACCACACCATCCAGGCCGAGGGCGACCTTGACGGCGACGACGACGCGCTAGTCGGCCCAGGGCGCGTCGGCAGGCACTACGACCTGCCCGGCGGCCATCGGCTGATCTGGCGGGAGGTCGGGCCCGGCGACGTGGCCCATCCGCTTCGACCCTTCGAAGAGACGCCGGGCGAACTCGACCATCTCGCCGAGCATGGCGTGCGGCTCTCGGTGCTCAGGCTGGCGGCCGTGCCGGACAGACCCATCTGGCGGCATTGCCTGACGTATCCGCCGGGCACGCGGTTTGTCTATCAGCCGCCACTGACCCAGGCGGAGATTGACGAGGGCGCTATGCGACCACGGGCCGTGGTGGGCAGCTACGCGGTGCTGGATGCCAAGGGCTGCAAGATCGGCCACATCCTGCGGCCTTGTGCCATCTCCGCCGACCGTACTAAACGGCTATGGGGTGTGATCCAGATACAGGATGGAGTTTCAGAGGTCGCGTTCCGCCGTGACAAACTTGAAGCCCTGGGCCAAGGCGCGGTCGTCTTTGGCCTCGACACTTTTGGATATACGAGCATTGGCGCGACAGGCCAAGGTCGCAGCCGGGATTACATGTTTGCTGAGGGGCCGCACTCACCCGCAAGCGACGGACAGGCAGAAGTTGTTCATCTCTATACAGAGGTGGGTTACAGCCGTCCCGTCACCCTCGGTCTCTACAGCGACAACGGCGGAACACCCGAGGGCGGTTCTCTCCTTCGTGATACCGCGGAGGGCACCTTGCCGGACTTTGATGGATGGGCAGATTTGGATCTAGACACCCCTGTCTCGGTAACTGGCGGTCAAGATTACTGGATAGGAGCGCGCTGGAGCAACGGCGCCGCGCAACTCAGGTACGATTCCGTGAGTGGCTACTCCGAGTATTACAAATCGTCACCCTATAGCGCGGGTCAATTAGACAACCCTTATCCCACGGAGGCGACTCAGGTCTCCAATCGTGAGTATTCAGCGTACGTGAGCTATACTCCGTCTGGCGCTGGCGTCGTCGCCCCGCAGTTCATGCACCTAGCGAGGATGAGGAGAGCGTGAGATGACCGAACTCCGCCAGAGCACCGCAGTGACGATAAAACTCGGCCCGTTCGTGGACTCCTCCGACGGCGACAGCCTCGAGACCGGCCTGGCCGGGTCCATGACGGTTCAGGTTGCAAAGAACGGCGGCGACTTCGCCAACCGCAACTCAAGCGGCTCCATCACCTACGACGCCCACGGCTTCTACAATGTCCCTCTGGACGCAACCGATACTGGCAGCCTTGGTCGCTTGGTCGTTGCGGTAAGCGACCCTGGTACCCACCTTGTGGTGTGGCGCGAGTTCGAGGTCGTGGCCCAGAACTACTACGACAGCAAATACGGCAGCGACAAGCTGGAGGTTGACGTGACGCACTGGGATGGCAGCGGTGTTCAGTCGCCTCTGAATCCCGGCGTTCCGCACGTTGACTTGGTGTATATTGCTGGAGATTCTATTTCTACAAGCCTGGCGCAACTTGGCGTGAACGTGGTGGAATGGGCGGGCAACAGCGTTAGTGTTGGCGGCTCGAGTGGTCACCCAATTGTAGATGCACATGCGATCAGTGATAGCACAACCGCTGCCGACAACGTAGAGGCGAATATCGGCAACCTTGATGCGGCCGTCTCGAGCCGCAGCAGCCACAGCGCTGCGGACGTGTGGTCGGTGGGCACGCGAACGCTCACTGGTGCCGAGAATATCACCAGCACCGGCGGGACAATCACGGTGGACGCGGACGGTAAGGTCTATCTCGGCGACGGCGCGCACGGTGGCTCGTCGGCCACGCTGACGCTGAGTGACTACAGCAACTTCAGGGCGACCGGTTTCAGCACACACTCCGCCGCCGATGTGTGGACCGTGGGCACTCGCACCCTTACTGGCGCGGACAATATCACAAGCAGCGGCGGGACGATCGCGGTAGATGGGAGCGGATATGTCACGGCCGCCGCGCTTGGCAGCCAGGCGAAGACCGACGTGAACGCGGAGGTGGCCGACGTGATCCGAACCGACACAGTATCGCTGCCCGGTCAGGAGGCGCCACCAGGCTCTCCAACCATCGAGGAGTGCCTTGCCTATCTCTACAAGGGCTGGCGAAACAAACTGGAGGTCACCTCCACCACCGCAAAACTCTACAACGATGACGGAAGCACCGTGGACCAGAAATGGCCTCTCGGCGACGACGACTCAACGTTCACCAAGGGCGAGGTCGTCAGCGGACCGTGAGCGACAGGTAAACAATGGCCGTAGACAGCGAAGCGAAACGCTCATCGGTCGTCAATCTCGTCCTGCCGTGGTATTCAACGCTCCCGCCCCCGGACGGTTCAGTTTCTCAGGCGGACCGCCAACACGTCGGCCAGTCCTACACGGGCATCCTCGCAACGCTGCCCTACGCGACCCGGTCCGCTTCATGGCGTGGCCTCTGGGGCTTCGCCGCTCAGCGCTCGGCCTCCCATCGTGGTCTCTGGGGCTTTGCCGCCCAACGCTCGGCCAGCCATCGCGGCCTCTGGCGGCTCGAGAACACCAGCCTCACCGGCTACTGCATCTGGATCGGCCAGGACGAGTCGCCCGATCTGACAACTGACCCCGACTACACAACCGCCTCGCTGCCCTACACGATCGCTGACGCGCTCGCCGCTGGCCATACCTACCACGTGGTCGTCCGCGCTCGCAACCGCTATGGGCTGCTCAGCCAGAACTCCAACGAGTATCTACTCGAACTCGATTCTGAAGGCGAGGAGGTTCCCACCCGGCCCAGCGGCCCGGCTCAGGTTCTCTGCGAGGCAACCTCGAACGGCGCCGTCCGCGTTCGAGCCGTCTACAACGGAGCGGCTGACGGTGATGCCCGGGCCACCGACTGGTTGATCTACCAGGCAACCGGGGGCGCTGCGCCAGACCCTGAGACTGATACACCGGTGACAGTCAGTATGCGCGGCGCCCTCGTCCCCGTTCTTGACTGGACCTCGGACACATTCGGCGACGGCGTGATCGTTCGCACCCTCGTCCGCACTCGCCGCGTCAGCGCCTCAGGCAATTTTGATTCAAGAAACACGACGGATCATCTGGTAGTGACCGACGTGGTTTCGTTGACAACTCCGGCCGGTGAGGCCTTCTATCCTGGCGTCGCGGAGATAGAACAATGAGGGTTCAGGCCGCCCCCCCTCCCTCAACCACTGCCCAGATGGCGCAGCGGGTCCTCGCCTACGTTGCGGACGACCTGACCTCCTCCTGGCGGCCTGAACCCTATCTCGAACCAATCGAAGCCATCCTCGCCGTCCAGCCGGAACTGCCAACGGCAAGGCTCCGTTACCGCGCCGGCGAGATCAAACAGCCCGACCAGGATACATTTCAGAGTTACCACGCTCCTGACCTTCTCGGCAAGTGGGTCACGTTCTGCGTTTTCAACAAAAACTGCGAGAGCGGCGAGACGGCCACGGTAGTGCCCTGGTACGGGCTCGTCCTCGAACGCGACGCTCTTCCTCTCGAGGCAGCGAGCGCTGAGACCTACTTCGATGTCACCTACCGCGCCTACGGGATCGAGCACCTCCTTGACGAGGTGAGACTCGATAGCACCTATGGGTGGGGCGTGCCGTGGCCTGGCGATTTCTATACTGCCGCGCGTGTCTTCAATCGCGGTCGCCACGGCGCCGGCGGCCTTGTCGGCAACCAACGAGGCGCGCTGACACTATTCAATGAACTGCAGACCCCGGATATCAACGAGGCTTGGTCGGCAGCCGACGTGATCCGCTATCTCCTCACCTGGCACGCGCCGACCACTCATGGAATCACTACCTGGACCCTGACTGGGAACTACGATTTTCTCGAGGATTACTACGCCGTCTGGCAACTCGAGGGGATGACCCTCCGCCAGGCGCTCAACACCGTGATCAGCCGGCGACGCGGCTACATGTGGCGATGCTTCCCCGGGGCACCGGGTGAAGTGCTCGTGCACGTGGAACCGGTCTTTGCAGGCGCATTTTCCGTTGCCGGTAACCAGTTTCGTGGCAACTCAGCCGTCTTCCACTTCAACCTCGAGAGCCTTCCCCAGCAGTTCCTGGCCGACGTTCGCCTCCGCCTCACAGTCGCCCATCGCTACCACCAGGTCAGAGTGTATGGCGAGCCGATGCGCGTGGTTTGGTCGCCAGACTCTGCCTACATCTACAACGACTGGGAAGCCACTGACGAAACCAACTACCGCAACGCGCTGGGAGACGACCCTGAGGAGAATGACCTCTACCGTGCGCAACCCCAGTTCCGCGACGTGTTCACCAAATACCTCCTGGCCTATGGCCGCACCGGCTACGCTGACTATCCCAACCCGTTGATTACAGAGAATGGAACCCTTGACGAGAGCACAACCGCTCCAATGCGCATGGCCGACACGCCAATCCTGAACTGGCTCGTCCTTCCCGACGGCACGATCACGCGGCCGTTCGCGGTCGGCAAATTGGTCAACGACGACCGCTATGTCCTGCTCCACCGACCAGTCGTCGAGGAGGCGCCGCCTATTGGCCTTTCGGTCGGTCCCGCCGAGGGCGATCTGAAAATCCGTTTCCTTGCGCCCTATAACCACTGCCTATGCTTCAACGCCGCCGACACCGAGAGCCTTGGTCAGGGCGACGGGCCGACTACCCAGAGAGGCGGCAACGGCTCGGGGTGCTGGTACGAGCACCTTGCGATCACGGTGGCGGTCGAGACGGGCCAGCGCCTCCGTTACTATGCAACGATTCCGGACACCCCCACCGATGGCCCCGCGCTCGTGATCTACGTTCCCGATGCCCATCTCTGGTACGTCGGCCAGAATACGATCATCGGGATCGCGTCCGATGGCAGCCTTGAGCGGACAACCGAAGGGCAGATTGTCCGCGACGATAGCGACTACCTCCGCCAGGTGGCTGGCCTCGCCGTCGCCTGGTATGGCTACGCCCGCGAAACTGCGCGGCTCGTGTTGCGCTACATCGAGCCGGCATGGCCCATTGCCGGCATCCTCTGGTGGCTCAACTTCGGCGAGGCCGCCGCTCAGATCGGCACGCCGATCACCCGCCTCAGGTTCGACTTCACGCGCCTCCAAACCGAACTCGTCACAGGTTTCTGGCACCTGGACTTCGCTGAGATGGTTGGCGGACTCGCCGAGCATCAACCTGCGCTTGCCAGCCTGCGCCGCCAGGTCGAGCGCCTTACCACTGTCCGAGGAGACCAGCAATGATCTCCCGAACCCCAGGCCCCAGTCTGAGCTGCAGTTTCCCAGCGGAAATCATGACCGAAGGACCGAACGGCGAGGCCGACTACTCGAACAACCGCTACTGGGTCCGCGAACTCCAGTATGGCGGCGGTGCCGACTGGCATTCAGAGTGGAATAGCCGCTACGTCACCGCGACGAACCTGTCCGAGGCCCAGAACTCCCACAGCCTGGACCCCGGCACCGTCGTTGTCGTCCACTCCGCCCGAACTGCCTCAGGCCGTGGTTTTTTTTTTACCACGTGGCCGGACAGATGGCTACCGACTACTGCATATAGCGTCCAGAACAACACGACGAGGAAGTTCTACCTCGAGGCCGACGCGGACGAGGAGATCGTTGCCGAGAGCCGCATCTACTGCCACCTCGGCCTCGACGGCGGCATAGAACGCCGCAAAATCAAGGCCGTCCGGCTCCGCTGGTACGACGGCTATGTCAAGGGCGAGGTGCCCCGGACGCTTCGCGTCCTGATCGCCTGGGTCACCGAGGACTTTGATGACACGATCTCCTGGAACAACCAGCCCGCCGTGACGGGCGAGACCACCTTTGGCACCGTCGCCGATACCAACGTAATCAACGACTCGGCCAACTACTATGTCTATCTCCCCGACGACAGCGAGGTGCTCCGCCAGTACTCCACCAGCGACACTACAACGATCTACGGCTACCGTTTTCGGCTTGAGGTCACAAAATCACCTACTCAGTCCTACACCTACCTCCAGTATCAGGCTCGCGTCCGCTTCAACGCCTACAACAACGTCCCCCCCGTTGGCGGTGACTACGACTCCCAGGTCTCGTGGTGGTTCCCCGCCTGGCACGCCGACTGGTCCCCGTGATATGACCAAAACGAAGTAGGGGCACGTCGCAACGTGCCCCTACCACTGGAGGGCGGCCCGTCCGCCTGGGAAGCGACTGATAGCAGATGGCGTCCCGACGGAGGCACGGGCCGCCCAAACGTGGGCCGCTCGGCGAGCCTGCCGCTAGTCCAGGCCGACCTCGCGGGCGAACGCCTCGAACGATGGCCAATGGCGGATATCGCCACTGGCCGCGGTGGTCATTATGACGGGGCCGAGGCGGTCGGCCTCGTCCGCGAGGGTGCGGCGAGTGTTCTGCCAGCCGCGCTCGCCCGCCGGCTGCCAGTATGCCCTGTCCGAGCCGTTGAGGAGGAAATGGCCAGACTCGTCATCCCGCACGTAGATGCGGAGGCGGATGGCGTGCCTGGCCTGGGCGACCGCGGCGAAATCACGGTGGCTCTCCGGCTGGGAGCGCCACCATTCGAGGGCGGCGGCGAACACGAGCGTGGGATCATATCGCATCGCCAGCCTCCTCTCGCACCTCCTCGGCCTCGACGGCCTCGATGGCCCTCTGGCGGTCGGCCTCGCGGACATAGAGGAACCAGACGTCGGAGGAGCCGCCAGCGTCCTCCGCGTGCCAGATGAGGTGCTCGTACCAGATGCTCGCTCGGTCAAATGCCCGCTCCCAGGTCTCCGGATCATGGTGTCGGGGCTCGTTGCCTGCGCCGCCACTGGTCTCGACGTCCACCTCGCAGTAGCCCTTCTTGACGACGTACTGATCCCAGTCGATCTCCCACTCCCCCTCGTCATTGTAGGTCACGACGAACTTGTAGGCGGCGCCCTCGTGCACGTCCGGCCTGTGTCGGCGGATCACGAGCTCCGGGTCGCGGCTCTGGACCCAGCGGCGGATGGTCTCGGCGTCGGTGCAGTAGCCGTTCTGCGTCACGGCCAAGACGACGCCGGCGATGTCGTTGTCATTGAACTCGCCGAGCGCCGTGGCGGAGATGTCGTTGGTGGTCCCCAACCAGCCCTCAGTGAGCGGCTGGTGGCCGAGATTGGTTTTCTGCGGCTCGCGGTGGAGCACCATGCACCCTCGCGTGACGTTAGACCGCAGTGCGTTCGGGCTCACATCCTCGTAGATGACAGGACAGATCATCTGTCCTCTCTCCTGCGCGATCCCGGCTCGCGCTGGCCTCCGCAGCGATGACGCGGCTGCGGCCGCGGCTGCTCGCCATCGCCGAACAGCAGGCGTAGCTGGGTCCCCGTTCTCCGGGTCATCCGCGCGATGCCCAGCTCCCACCGCGCCACTGTCATGTGCCTCACCTCCTCTCTGTGCTCCGGTCCTGTCTGTCTCGGTCTGACGCCGAGTCATCGGCGAGCAGATAGAGGATGGCGATCGCCATCGCTCTCGTGATCGGGCGCCGGCCCGACGCCCACCGCCAGACGGTCACCGGAGAGACGCCCAGTTCCCTGGCCAGCCGGCGCTGGCTCCATCCTGCCTCGGCGAGGAGTTTCCGCAGATCCGTCCCAGTCATGCTCATCTGTTCTACCACTCGGGGTCCGATACTAGGAGGCCGCTCTCATAGAGTGCCGTGATGTGGCGGCAGTCGCGACGGTAGCGGAACCCCCGGCAGTCGCAGCGCTCGTGATAGGGGGTTCCGCAGTGGCCGACCTCGACCTCTACGGTGTGCTCAGGCCGTCCCGTGAACTGCACGCAATAGATCTCAAACATCATCAGCGAGCCGCTGGCGCGGTCCACCTCACTGCGGGTATTGACCAGCGTTACTGTCGCCTCGGCTCCTCCAACAGTAACCGTGGCCCGCCTCAGTGTTGGCTCGGCCGCGTTCGTGTTCATCCCTGACCTCCTTTCCGCGCTCTAATATATGCCCGGTGCATATGCTTGTCAAGCACTTTTTCAAAAAATCAGGAAATTTTTTATGTGCCTAAGTGACTAGCGGGGCAAGGTTTACGACCGGGGGCGAAATTTTTTTGAATTGTTATGAGCAATTCGCTTTTTTTCGGGCAGATCGTGCGCGCGCTTTGCGCGCGCTTGCATTCAGTCCTCTCGACGAACGAGCCGACCAGCCCCTCCTCGCACGCCAAGCCAGGCGAGGAAGAGGCCGAAGATGAGCAACCCGCAGCCGCCGAGCGCCCCCAGCAGGCCCAGCGCGCCGGCGCCATCAACGTCTGTCCAAGCAACGCACCCCTCTCCCACGGCCACGAAGCCCGCTACCACGGCAAGAACGCCCAGGGCGACCAGCAACCAGTCTCCAAACGTCAGCCTGTTCATCGCTCTCCCTCCTGTTTCTCGCCTCTCTGCCCCGTGAGCAGTTCGATCAACGCACTGGCCTGGGCTGGCGGCAGCGAGGCCAGTCGTTCGAGGAACGGAGCAACTGTCTCCACACCACCGAGAACGGCAGTTGCGCGGAATAGCCGAGCCATCTGCCGATCCAGGTAGGTGCCCTGGGCCTCCGCCACGAACTCGGCATTCCCCCGGTGTGAAGGCTCGAAACAGGGAGGCACGCCGAGAGCGAGGCCGAGCGCTAGCAGCGTAGTGGCCTTTGTCTCGGCCACCTGGCCGCCCAGCACTCGCCAAGCTGTGCTTGGGTTCAGCCCGGCGGCCTCCGCCACCGCCGGATAACTGATGTCCTGCGTTTCCATTGCCGCGTTCAGGCGGCGGAGATAGTCCTCGATCAGGCCGAGTGCCCGTTGATGGACTGGTCCACCCATCTCACTGCCCTCCAGTTGGCTCGCCCGCCGCCATCTCGAGGTGCCCCATGTGAGTGCCTCCAGGCCACGATTGTAGCCAACCGAGTGCGAAAAAGCAAGAAAAAAGTGAAAAAAGTTTCACAAAAGACTTGACAGCGTTGCAGCCCCGACTAAAATAGGAGTGCGTGCAATGCACGGCCGCAACGCAGACAGAGGAGTTTGCCCGTGCGGAGCCTATCCTGCCGAATCTCCGATCAGGCGGATCTTAAACTCAAGGAGGTCGAGGTCGCGCTCAGAGCCGTAGCCTCTACACGTGTCCATCGTGCCGACGCGCTCGAGGCCGCGATCCGCACGGCGGACCCCGAGCGGTGCGCCGAGTGGTATCGCCTCCAGGTGGCCGTTGACCAACGGGCTGAGCGAATCGCCGACGAAGACAGGAGGGCCGAGCCATGCGCCGATTCTGGCGGCGCGTCCGCATCCTCGCCGAGTTCTGCTCCGATCTCTGGGCAGTCCTGACCGGGGACGACGACGCGCTCTACGTCGAGGCCGACAGCCTCGGTGTCCATCCCGACGTTCTCAGAAGGCGAAAACGCCCCTGCTGCAATCACACCGAGGAGGGGGCCTGATATTGGCATCAGGTGTCCGCGCCGACGAGTCCCGCGTCCCCGTATCAGCCACACGTGCCCGTTCCCTCTCCCCGTGGCTCGGTGCCCTCGTCGGCGCACGCGGTCCGTCAGCCCCGACGCGGACCGCTCGGTTGGCCCGGCTCGGTCGCGCGGTGCCCCCTCCCGCCGCGCGGCCGGCCGGGCCTCATCTCCCAGGAGGGGTCTTCAATGGCCGCTTTTTCGGTCCAGCCACGTCCTGACGCCGACGTGCGAACCGTGATCCACCTGAACCTGGCGCCTGGACGGCTCGAACGCTTCGCCAGACGCCTGCTTCGCTCGATCCGCGAACGCTGGCCAGAGGCTCGCGCCTGGCTCGACGGCGAGCCAGTGGTCCTGCGCCGCACGAAACGAGGAGAACGGGGTCGGGCCCAATCTCGGCCCCCTCGCTGATGGCCGGCGCCAAACACCTGCGCGAGGGCTGGATTCGTGCCTACAGGAGTCTCTTCAGTGAGACGGACGCTTTCTGGGGCGACGCAGAACGCTGGCGGGCCTGGCTCGACCTCGTGCAACTGGCTCGCTGGCAGACGGAGACGGGAGTGGTCGAGGTGACCGTGGACGGGGGCGCGACAACCCTGGTCACAGCCCAGCGCGGCGAGGTCGTCAGCACGCACCGCGCGCTCGGCCGGCGCTGGGGCTGGCATCACGAGCGGGTGCGGCGCTTCCTCGCCGACCTCGTTTGCCTCGGTCGCGCCGAGCGCCTGCCCGCCCGGCGGGGTATCGTCCACCTCCGCCTAGCCAACTACGACGCCTACAACCCCGCCTTGGACGGTTCATGTGCCGGTTCCGTGCCGGTTGGGGCCGAAAAGTGTGCCAGTTCCGTGCCGGTTCCCCAGCATCGCAAATCCCGTCGCTCCCGACAGATGCGGCCCCGCCACCGCCCCTCATGTGCCGGTTCCGTGCCGGTTCCGCCCGAAAAGTGTGCCGGTTCCGTGCCGGTTCCCACGTCTAACCCCGCATCCGGTAAGCACTTACGGCTCCCTAAGAAGAAAGAAGTACAAGAAGAAAGAAGTACCCCCCTACCCCCCACGTGTGGACAACTTGTGGAAATCTCAGCACACGGTGTCAGCCGTCGGGGCCGCGTAGTGGCTGTTGAGGGCAACGGCAGCGGCCAACGGCTGTTCGTCGAGTGGCTCGACGGGCGTTTCCCTCCCAGGACGCCCGTGGAACAGCTCGGAGCCTATCACGTGATCGATCAGGAGGCCGATCAATGAGCGAGGACGAGGACTACGACTACGAACGCTCGTTCCCGGACTGGCATCAGGAGCGGATCACAGGCGATCACGGTCTGTTTGCGATCATCTGGCGGGGACCCGGCGCTGTAGTGTGGGATGCATGGAACGTGGCTCTCTGCCGCCAGTGCGACGAGGCTCCTGAACGTTCGCTGTATCGAGGGCAAGCTCAGGGCATTCTGAAGGTTCGTGACCTCGCCAGACTACTGATCGACGTGGCCGCCGCCGCGCTGACGGACGAACTCAAGCATCATCAGTCCGAGGAGTAGTGAGATGGGCAAACCTCACCATCAACCCCTGGGGCTTGAGGGCGTTCGTTGGCAGGTTGTGAAGTGCGAAATCCTCGAGCGCGATGCCGGCGGCCAGGAGGGCGATCGCATCGGCACTCTTGAACGTGCTGGCGAGACGACCTGGCGGTACTCCTGCGGCGAGACCGAAGGCACTGTGGAGGCCGAGTTCTTCGGACTGCTCGAGTACGTGCTTGAGGAGCCGCTTGAACGCAAGGTCTCCGTGCGGCCTGTTCACTGGCGATGCCACGCGCACAGTGGCTACACGGCGACCGTCGCGCTGCACACAGATGGCACGGCGTTGGCCTGTAGTGAACATTGGCGCGCCGATTACCCGACGGCGTACGCGGCGTTCAGAGACGTTGAGCGTCGGGCATTGCGTTTCAGGGCATGCGCCCTTGATGCTGAGCTAGAGCGGGCGCTTGACGCCCTTGCGGGCGTCCTCTGGCAGGCGTGCGGGCAGGGCGTCTTGCTGGACACGTACGCTCTAAGCGCGTATGCGCAGGGCGCCAGGGTGCTTGCCTATTACGGGCGGCTTGTGATTGACGATGAGTACGGCCGGCGAGTGTTGGCGCGTATGCCAGAGCAGGGAGAGGGTGATAGCGATGGAGAGTGAAGCAGAAGCACAGGTCATGGTTGGCGACGCACACGACATCCTGCCCGATCTCGCTGGGGGATGGTTCAGCTGGATCGTCACGGACCCACCCTATGGACCCGATGCGCTCGATTGCTATGATCTCCTTGGACGGGAGGCGCCACGCCTGTTGGTCAAGGGCGGCTTTCTGGTCGTTTATGCGGGGAAGATGTATCTGGACCAGGTTTTCGCGCGGTTGGGGAACGATGGGCTGTCCTGGTTCTGGTTGCTCAGCGAGCGGAATCAGCGGAACTGGCCTCGCGTGTTCAGTCGCCGGATGCTGCAACTCAACAAGCCGATTCTGGTATTCACCAAGGGCCGACCGAAACGTCTGGCGTGGATGCGCGACGAGATCGAGGCGCCCCTCGCGAAGGACCACCACCCTTGGGAACAAGCCCTCGACCTGCCGCTCTTTCTGTTCCAGAAACTGGCGCGGCCAGGCGAGACCGTCCTCGACCCGTTCTGTGGCTCGGGCACGACGCTCGTCGCGGCCAAGATGAGCGGCCTGAACGCGGTCGGCGTCGATAACGATCCCCAGGCGGTCGCCACGGCTCGCCAGCGTCTCGCCGACATCCGACCCTGTCCCGCCCTTGCGGCGGGCTGCCGGAGAACGAAACGACATTGGATCGGCCGCCGCGCCCGACCGATGCACTTCGGCAAGAAGCGAAAACGGAGGGTCCACGTATGAGTCGGCCGGCACTCTATTGTGAGCTCGGCATCAACTGGTTCACGGGCTGCCGTGGCGGGCTGCCCTGCCAGGAGTGGTGTTGGGCAAGGCGCATGGCCAACCGGCTGCGGGGACGCTGCGGCTATCCTGAGGATGAGCCGTTCAGGCCGACGTTCCACCAGGAGGTGTTCGAGAGGCCGCTGCCGAAGGCGAGGAAGACCATCGCGCTGAACTTCATGGGCGACTGGGCCTTTGCGAGCGACGAGCAGAAACAGGCCATGCTTGACAGGATGGAGGCCGAGTGGCGGCACAGGTTCCTGACCCTGACGAAATGGCCCGCGGAGTTTCACCGGTTCACGATGCCCCCGAACTGCTGGTTCGGGGTTTCGGCCTCCACCAATGCGGACCTGGCGCGGCAGCTGCGCTGGGCGAGAGACGTGTTTACGCATAGGTTTTGGTTAAGCCTCGAACCGCTGCTTGAAGCGCCTGACCTGAAGGCCATTGCGGATGCGATTTACGAGGGACGCTCTCCCGACTGGGTGGTGGTCGGCTGCCGGAGCGGACCGGGGGCGCGATGGTCGTGGGGACATCCTTATGGGAGTCGCGAGCATGCCGTCCATCAGTGGACTCGCTCGGTCGTAAATATCTGCAAAGCGATTGGGATACCGGTCTGGGTCAAACAACTGCCGGTCCTGAGGCAGGGACGTTGGCGCGTCTCGGACGAGCCGGCGGACTGGCCAGCGGACCTGAGGATTCAGGAGACGCCGTGGAAACGGCAGAAAGGAGGGAGCGATGAACGTGGGCGTCGAGGCCGTGCCTGAGCGCGAGTGGCCGCCGGAAGCGACACCGCCAAAGGAGATTCGTTGCGTGTACTGTGGCCGCCGAAAGGTCACCGGCGGAGAAGGTCGCTGGATCGATGGCTCGTGGTTCCACGATCGTTTCCTACCGAAGACGTTCAGGGACAAATGGGTCTGTTCTTTTCATTGCTACGGCAAGTTGCTCCGGCTCGAGCAGGAGAATGCCCGTGGCTAAGGCGAAACTGCGGTTGTGGATTCTGGAGGTCCTGCGTGAGGTGGGAGAACCGGTCAGCCCAACCGAAGTTGCGGAGGCGTTGCACAAGAAGGGTCGCCTGATCCGGGTGCCGCTGCGTCAATTGGCGTGCCGCGTTGCGGCGTGGCTGAGCCGCTATCGCGGGCGATGGGGCATTCGCCGCGTCGGCCGGGGCCTCTACACAGTCGGCGGACCCGGTAAGGTTTCCGCCAAATGGAAATCAGCCGTGAAACCGCCCTCGCGGCCAGAGGCAGCGGTTAACCATCAACAACCCGGCGGCCCGCGGATCGAGGTCACTCCGGCGGCCCTGGAGCGAGCGCAACGCGACCTCGTGCTCACGCTGCCGGGGGACCTGAGCGGGTGTGCAGAGTTGCTACTTCACGTGGCCCAGGCGTGCCTAGCGGGCTATGCCGCGCTCCACGAACACGTCCACGACAGCGGAAAGGAGGGTGAGGAGTGATGGCAAGCACGGCGTGTGCGAAACAAGCCAAACCGCCAACACAGGCCGAGCGAATCCTGCGAGAACTCCTGACGGGCGCGCGGCTGACGGTCCGCGATCTGCGCGAGAGGACGGGCTTTCCTCGATGCACAACTAAGCATAGGAGACGGAGGTAACCATGAGTGCGCTCGTTTCCTGGGCAGGACTGGCCCCGCCCACGACCGCGGGAGGAATGGGAGAACGCATAGATGAAAATCATCTCGTTCGCCTGGACTGCTGACAACATCCGGAACCACACTAAAACGGTTACGCGTCGCTGGTGGACAACCCGCCACGCCCGAAAGTTCAAGGCGGGCGATCTTGTTGCGGCCTACGACAAGCTCCCAATGGCTGGCGGCAAGAAGATCGCAATCATCAGGATAACCCGCGACGCGTACAAACAACCGCTACGGCAGATGCCCATTGAGCACGTGAGGCGCGAAGGCATTCCGGGCGTTGAGACAGTTGAACAGTTCATTGAGGCAATCCTACGGCTTTCCCGGGGCCGTGCGCCAATAGACGAGGCGCCCTGGGTCATTGAGTTTGAATATCCCAGGCCGTGTTTGCCGATTGTGCTTCCGTTAGCATCTTTTCCAGGAGGCATCGGATGGCTGGAGCAACCCTGCGGTGATGACATCAACGACACCGTTCTTGAGCGGGGAGATAGTGACCCGGGGAGGGGTAATGGTGACTGAGATGGTGTTGCAGGTGGTGATAGGGGTCGGCACGGTGGTGGCCGTGGGCGGGGTGAACGTGGGGTGGAGATGGGCGCCCTGGGTCGGGGTGGCGGTTACGCCTGCGTGGTTTCTCGTCACGGTCAGGGATGGGCAATGGGGGATGTTCGCGGCTGCGGCGGCGTGCGGGCTGGCGTGGATGATGGGATGCCTCCGCAGCCTGCGTGTCCATGCCAGGAATTGCGAAAGGAGACCGGAAGAATGAGCAAGATCGGTTACCGGCTTCTACGAGTGGTGCGCGGGCGGCGGGTTGTTCGACTACACGTGCTTGATCTCCAGGGCTGCGACAAGGTGGCTGTGGACTTCGAGCCGGGATGTTCGACGCTCCGGTTGCGTTTCGCGGACGCGCAGACCGGTGAGGCGGTTGTTGTGGACCTTCCTGCCCGGGCTGAACAGACGGTGCTCGAGGCCGTAGGCAACCGAATCCCCGGGAAGGCCGAAAGGGTTCCGCCAGTCGAGGATGAGCGGAACGGTGGACAGGGAGAGGTTGAGTAGAATGAGCCGTAGGCCGAGGAAGCACGTGCTTTACGGCCCCACGTGGCAGTTACTCAATAATCTGATCAAACCCTACCGCCACCTGTTTTATTGCGAGTGCTGTGGTCGGTCGCCCGTCACTCTCCATCATATTGCCCCTGGCTTTGAACGGCACCGGGCACCCGAGGAAGCGGACCGCCCCCACTTCATGATGTTGCTCTGCCACTCTTGCCACTATTGGTCAACACGGTACCCGCCCCAACCGTGGGAGAGGGAGCGCTTCGTTGAATGGGATGCGGTTGTGGGTCTGGGCAACCGAATCCCGGGAAAGGCCGAGACGGTTCCGCCAGTTGAGGATGAGCGGAGCGGTGGAGGGGAGGAGAAACAGGAGACGAACGAAGATGTCAAGCAAGCCAGCAATCCGTTTTAACACAATACCAGTACTACGCAGGGGTCGTCGCGCGCAATTATACGCGCTTGACTTGCAGCACTGTGAGGGAGTCATTGATATCCGGGTTGAGCGGGGCGTCTGGACGTTGCGACTGACCTTCACTGACCTTGGCAGCCGAGATATGCTCATTGTTGATCTTCCAACACATGCCATTGAGGCTCTGTGGATGGCAGTTCAGGAATGTCGGCCAGCATGCTTCCACGGCGCATCCCAGGCGAACGAGCGGAGCAATGGACAGGGAGACGTTGAGTAGCGTGTTGCGCGAGGTGGTGGAGCCGCTCGTTCGCCAGGCGGTCGCGGAGGCCGTGCGCAAGGCCGTGAACGGCAACGGGAAGGCCGCGCAGCTGGGGTTCCTGAGGGCGGACGAGGTGGCGGAGCGGTTGGGGGTCAGCGAACGGAGCCTGAGGCGTTGGGTGAGGACAAAGGGGTTGCCCGCCTACCATCTGGGCCGTGAACTGGGAGGGGGTGGGCATCTGTGGTTCCGAGCCGCCGAGGTCGAGCGGTGGCTCAAGCAGTTCAGAACGAAACGGGACGGACGTGGCCAACATTCTGCTCGTTGAACCAGACTATCGGTCGAAGTTCCCTCCTCTCGGTCTTATGAGGATTTCGACCTTTCACAAGGGCCGGGGCGACTCGGTTACCTTCACACGGGGCAGGAGGCCTGAGCTCAGAAGCGCAGAGTGGCACAGGATATACGTGTCGTCCCTGTTCACGTACGAGTTGCCGCGAACCGTGCGAACGCTCAAGTACTACGCGGCTGCGGTTGATGGTCCAAGGAACCTGATCGTTGGTGGAATCGCTGCAACTTTGATGCCTGAGTATATCAAGAGCCGGGTCAACTGCACCGTGATTGAGGGGCAGCTGAGTAGGGAGGGCATGCTGGGCGATGGAACACCAGCGGTTGATCTGTGCATGCCGGACTATAGGCTGCTTGAAGGCGTAGCGTACGCCTACATGCCAGAGGACGCGTACTTCTGCCGGGTCACTAATGGCTGCATCCGGCGGTGCAAGTTCTGCGCAGTGCCGAAGTTGGAGCCGCGCTTTGGTTACCGCAAGAGCCTCAGGACGCAGATACGCGAAGTACGGGAGCGGTTCGGCGAAAAACAGCACCTTGTTCTGCTTGATAACAACATTCTGGCAAGCGACCAGTTTGAGGCGACGATCAGGGGCATTCGAGACGAGGGGTTTGAAGCTGGCGCGACCCGTAACGGGCGCATGCGCATAGTGGATTTCAATCAAGGTATTGATGCGCGGCTGATCACCAGGAGGGTGGCGAAGCTTCTCTCCACGATTCGGCTGCGCCCTGTGCGTCTCGCGTTCGACTTCGACGGAATGGAGAGACGATACGAGCGCGCGGTAAAACACCTGGCGAGCGTCGGTTTTGTGAAGTTCACTACCTATGTGATGTTCAATTACTTGGACGACCCCGCTAGCCTCTATCGCCGTCTGAGATTCAACGTCGAGCTTTCCCGGGAGCTGGGAGTCCGCATCAGTTCATTTCCAATGCGGTATGTGCCGGTGGATGCTGTGAGTCGGCGGTACGTCTCTCCCAACTGGAGGTGGAGGTATCTAAGGGGTTTGCAGTGCATCTTGCACGCGACCCACGGCGTAGTCAGCCCCAACCCGGATTTCTTCTATGC